AGGACATAAGTACAGCAGTAACATAATCCAAATCCCACAAAGTATTTTGATACACGTTAGAAGGAGAAATTTGCTCATAGAAACCAGAACCTTCCATGATTGGGTTTCCAGAGATACCATCATGTTGGTAAGTACCATTAGCAGTTTTATTCCATCTAGAGTACATCAATTGGAAAGCTTTCTCAGTATCCCACTCTTTCAAGTAGTCAATAGTAAGCATATCCATCCAGTAATCATGAAGACTACCATTTTGATCTTTAAATTTAACTCTTTGAGCTTGATTGATTTTCATATCAATCATGTTACCAGGAGCTTCATACATTTTACGCATGTTAGACATCCTGTTATGCATTTTAAAGTAACCATCGTGGCTAACATTACCACCTTTAACAGACAAAGTTTGTTCAGTTGGTGAGTAAAGTTTAGTAAAACGTGCTCCAGCAAAAAGCTCAGTAGCTACAGGAATAGTAAGAGTTGGATCACTACCCCAAAGTTTAACTACATAAAGCCAGTTAGTACCATTAGATACTGGTTCTTGTACAACTTGGAATTGGAAAATCTCAGGTTTGTTAGAAACAATTTTATCAGTGTTTTCAAACATTCTTACATCAAATTCCAATACAAATGTAGAGAAACCAAAACCTAAGTTACCAGCAGTTATAGGAGTACCTGCTTGAGCTGTAGCTAAGTCAGTATAAGCATTAATCAAAGGATAGTTACGAAGGTTGATACCTTTCAAGTACCATTCGTATTCAGAATCTTGATCAAGAGTTCTTTCTGGGAATTGGCCTAGGAATTTTTTGTATTCATCAGCATAGTTGATAGCCATAATTTCATCTACAAATTCTGTAAACAAAATACGGTCTCTACCCATAAGATACCCCAAGTGATTTTCTTTGGTCATACCAGACCAACTTTTAGCTTGGGTGAGTTGTAAAGCGGAAATATTAGTTGCCATTAGTTAATATTATTTTTTTAGTTTTGACATAATACTCTTTAAAGAGTCGATTGAATTTAAATTTTTACTTATTTCTGGAGTCTGCACTGAAGCAGATGTTGGTTTAGAGTTATCTATTAATTTTTCTATTTTTTTATTAACCTTAGTTTGAATGGTTTTTTCAAGTGTAGAAAAATCAGTCAAGTCCTTAGTTTCTTCTAAAAGCCAATTAATTTTGATTACGTTCTTTGGATCTGAAAGCAAACCTTCAAGTTTACTAACTGGTCTATTGCCCATATAACCAATAGGAGTAGTAGCAGCTTTAAAGATTTTCTCCTGTTCTTTTTGGCTAAGAGCTACACCTGGAATAATTTCTTTTGTCTCAAAAGTCATTTTTCTAAACGATTCATAGTTTTCTTTAGCTTCTTTTTCAGCTTGAGCTTTTTGATTTTTAGTTAGTTCAACTAATTCTTGTGCTTTTTGCTGTTCAAGAACTTTAAGTTCAGATAATGCTTCTTTAACATCATCAACCTCTCCCAACTCTACTTTTTTGTTGACTTCTCTGTTAATTCTCTCCTCTGACCATTTAGGTGCAGTTTCTCGGAGATAAGCTGTAAGAATAGCTTTTTGTAGATTTACATCATCATCTACTTTAGACTCATCTATAGAATTGTATCGGATTTCATTAGATGTAATGTTAATGAGTTCATCAAGAGGAACACCTTCCTCCCAGTTATCCATCAAGTATCTTAAAGTAGGATGGAGAGATTGTTTATAAGATTCTAAAGGACCTTCAAAGAACTCTTGTTGTACAGCTTCAATAAACTCTTCTTCTGTACCTGAAAAATTTTCTAAATCTACATTAGAAAAAATTTCTTTTTCTTTAAGATAACCTGCTAAAGCTTTAAATGTATCCTCTACAGAGGCTTCAGCATTATCTTGTTTTTTAACCTTATCTCCCTCATGTTTAGGAGTAGGATTTTCTTTTTCCCTTTCTTCTAAAAAAGATTCAAATTCTTCATCTTCAATTGGTTTAATTCCTTCAATCAAATTACTTGATTTAGGATTAATTTCTATTTGTTTAGAAGAATCTTCAGAAGATTCCTGTTTTTGTGGTTCTGTGTTGTTATCTGTTGTAGCTACAGGAGAAGCTCCTTCATTGTCGTCTACAACTGACAATTTACTTAAGTCAAACATGTTAAATTGTGATTTATGATGTAAATTTATAAACTATATATTATATAATAATTGAATTTGTAATAGTTTTTTTTGAAATTAATATAGCTAATAGATTAGTTTAAAGATTAATTTTAAGTTAAAAAAATCAAATACTCTAAATGTTTTTATTTAGACTTTTAATTAAATATTTGCTAATTGAAAATGCAACATTATATAGATGCAAGTTCAAAGTGCATTCCATCCTTCCTTTTCCAAGTTCCTCCCCAATCAAAACCTGCATCTGTAAAACATTTTACAAAGCCAGGAGAAAGATTAGGTTTCATGTTTAATTGATTCCAAGCAGCATTAACATCTATTGCTATTCCCCAAGAATGTAAACTAGGACTTGAAAGACCTCTTTTATTTCTAATGTTAAAGCAACCATCAAATGTTTTTAATTCAATAACATAACCTCTATTAATAAGATTTTTAAATGCTTGTTCTAAAGGTTTAATTATATCTTTATTACAATATAATCTTTTAGGAATTACACCTATTTCTAATTCAGTAGGTACATCCCATAAAACCATAAACTTTTCTAATTCAGGTTTTCCATATTTAGCTAATGCTTGTTTACTAGTTACCATTATTTTTATTTCTAGCGTTTATAAGTGCTACTTGAATATCATTTTCTTGGTTAGCTAATTCAACATCAAGCTTTTCTCTCTCAAGTTTCATCTTATCATTTAATTCTTTTGATTTAAGAGCTAACTCTTTTGATTTAAGATTAGTCTTAGTCTCTTCTTGTTTCATCTTAGCTTGATGGTCAAGATTAATTTTAAGAGATTTATTTTGTTCAGCTAATTGTTTAAGAGCTAAATCTCCAGATTCATCAATAACTGAAGGTTCAGCATTAGCATAACCTAAAGCTTGTAATTCAGCTACATAAATTCTTGTTTTAGATTCAGTATCTATTTTATACTTCTGGAGTTCATACTCCATTTGTTTAAGTTGTAATTGTTGACTTTGAAGTTCTTTTTCATGCTCCATTTGTCTTTGAGAAGCTTGTTGATCTCTTTCCAACTTAGCTCTCTCAGCCTCCTCAACTTTTCTTTTAATAGAAGCTGTAGAATCATTAGAAGCTATATCCATAAGTATTGTAGGACTTACCATACCTGTCTGAACTGATTGTCCTATAGCTTGTCTTAAAGATTCAAGCATTCTAGCATCATGTATACCATAACCTACTTGAACATTGTAATCAGCTTCATAAATAACTTCTGGATCTAATCTAACAGATTTAATATAAGCATCATCAGTAACATACTGAATCCATTCAGCTCCATTTTTAACACAACTTTTAGCAGCTTCTAAAAGCATTCTTAAAGCTCTTAGTTTAACTTCTTCATGTATAAAGAAATAAGGTTCTGTAATATTACTTGAGGCTTGCATTTGCATTTGAGTAACACCTAAACCATCAGGAGTTTTTTCTCCTCTTCTTTGAGGTGGTATACCACAAATACTGTCCATATCAGACTCAATTTCAATAAGTTCTTTTCTACAAATCTGTAAAAAAGTAGCATCACCTATTTGAATATCACCTGCTTGACTAGACATATTTCCAGCAAGTTTACCCATAGCCTGACCTTTTTTACCTTCTTTAAATGAATCAGATACTTTCCAACCCATCTTAGCAGCAAAATATACTATTTGATCAGGAGACCATTCATCAGGAATACTAGATAAATCTAAGTTAGCTACTCTACCAATATACTTAGCAAAGGCATCATTAAGTTTATATTGAACCGCATTATACCTTAAGTTATAGTTTCTCATAAGGTCATATAAACACAAATCTATTTCACAACCAGCATAACCTAAAGAACATTCTGAAATATTATCTAATTTTCTATATTGTAATTTTCTAGGTTCTAGCTTAACAAATATATCATCAGCTATCCTAGTACTTTCATAAACTTCAGTAATCCATTTCCATTCAATAGTTTCACCTGTTAAAGGATTAAGTTTATATTCTTCTGATACCCAATCAGTTTGTAAATTACCATTTTCATCATAAAAAGTAAGTTTACCTACTTTTCTTTGACCTTTCCATCTAACATGAATAACCCTAACATTACCTCTTTGGTCATAAAAACCTTTGAATAAGTTAGGTTGATTAATATTTTCAGGTAAGTCTTCACCATTAAGCATAGGCATAGCTACAGCTGCTCCAGTGTTTTCATCAACACCTTTAGTCCACATAGCTGAAGGACCATACCATTTGTAAGGAGGATAACCTCCATATCTTGTATTTAATTTATCAATATCTTCTGGAGTAAGATACTCATAATACTTATCAATTACTTTACCAATAGGTTCATATATTAATTGACAAGAAGCATCTGAATTTTCATAAAAAGGATCTTGAGGAGACTTTAAGAAGTATATTGTCTCAGCAGGAACTGTTTCAAATATTGGTTTATTATTGAAGACATCAATGTTAAATACTTCTTTACCAGTAATAATCTGTTCTTCAAAACCTCTATTAAATTTAAACTTAATATTCAAATAGTTAAATAGATATTTAAGAAGTTCCATACTTCCTATTTCTCTAGTATCTTGCCAGTTCTTTAAATCTCTTTGGAAATCTTCTAATCTTTTCTGAAGTTCTTCTTCTGAACTAGAAGTATTTTGTATTTCTTGTACTACAAACTGATCTATATAAGCTTTCTTAGCTCTTTCTTTATCAGTAATAGCATCCCTGTTAGTTACATAAACTACCCATTCAAATTTTCTCTTTAATTCTTCTCCTACTAAAGTATTTACTCTAGGATTAGAAATAGGATAATGCTTAAAGTCATTAGGTAATCTAACTCCTTCAAGACCATGAGGGTTTACAATCCTTCTATACTCAGAATTATCTATGTAACCATTGTAATAAGTCTGTTTATTAATCAGAGTCTTATTGGTTATATTAGGTATACCAGTCTTACCATTAAGAAGCAAAGATTCAAAATATAAACAGTTTTTAATATACCATTCATCATTCTTTTCAGAATAAGATATCTTTTGATTAGGAAAAACTAGATTAGTTAGACCAGTATTAAAATCACTATATTTACTGTATGTAGGCATTTTATATGAAAATAGAACAATTTTAATAAATTAAATTCTATTAATTAGTAATTATTGAAAATTATTGTTAAGTTTAATATAGCTACTTCTATTATCTTCATACCCTGAAAAATGCTTTGCAAAAAATCTATGTTTAGAAATATCCTCATAGTTATCAGTATTAATATTTTGAGTTAGTTTAAATCTATCTTCTTTAAGTATCAATACCATTCTTAAAGCTGATATTCTATCAGCATTTAATTTAGGATTCCAATAAATTATCTCTTTTAACAGTGGTTTGCTAGGTATAAACATAGTATTAGTAATACCGTTTTCTTGACCTTGAGCTTGTTCTAACATCCAAGTCTTAATAAGTTCATTACCATAAACATTAACTGCTTCAGTAGTACCTGTACCTTTAGATTGATTACCTGAAGTATAAGTAGTCTTAACTATCTGTGTATCTTTTAATATTTTAGGAGTATCACATAACAAGTATAAAGAGTTCTTTTGTTCAAAATGTCCAAATAAACCTTTCTTGTTATTCTCATAATTAGTTATTGCATTATAATACATGAGTAGTCTTCTAACATTCTCATAGTATTGTTTAGCTGTCTCAGGTCTAGCTGTATATTCAGCTACTATTCTACCTGTAAGAGCATGCATAACTAAAGTAGAACCTAAAGATTCTGAATTTTCAGCATAATCATCATCATAAGGGTCAATACCAGCTATGTATGTACCCCAAGCAGGATTCTCTTGATAAGGTTCTTCAAATATCTCTATACAACCTTCTTTAGAAGCTGCTTTTGAAATAGGAAAATCTTTAATAGGTTCTCTAATACTTATTTCTCTAGTTAAAACATTATCTTCAGTTAGATTAAGTTTAACAGCTTGACCTACATTCAAATGACTTTTAGTTTCTAAGTCAGCTAATCTTTCTTCAGCTAAATATGTAGGAAAAGGTGATTTTGCTGATATTAAAAATGCTTCTTCCCAATATATAGGAAACTGAGTTACAAAGTTTCTATAAGCCATGGGATCAGGTGACTTCTTAAGCTTTTCTCTATTAGCTAATAAATCATCTATTGCTGCAAATATATTTGAATTACCGTCCTCATCAACCATATCCTGCCCATAATAAGTAGAATTTTTATTCTTACATTTACCCCATCTTCCAAAATAAGCTGCTGAGAAAAAACCTATAGTTCTTTCTTCATTTTTAGGGTCTTTAAAACCAAGCATATTATACAAATCAGGTTCAGTAAATATCTTTTTAAAATGTATACTACCTGTTTCCATGTTATCAGAAGAACCAAACATTATACATACTCCAGTGTAGTTACTACCATCTTTAATAAGAGGTTCTGATAAACCATAAGCTTCTATAATATTTGGAAATATACCTGATTCATCTAAGATTAACCAACTAGCAGTTCTACCAACACCAGCAGAAGGTCTATCCTTAAATGTAATAGCTTCTACTGAAGACATTAGACCTTTCCAAACCTTCTTACCTTCAACATCTACTTGATATCTAGCTTTAATAAGGTCTTGAGTATCAGGGTTTCTAATTCTTCCAAACTCTGTATATGTATTTAAAAAGTTACAGTTATCTAATACC